GTAATTTCAATTTTGATAGTCATAGTCTTTCCTTTCTACTTCGTCAGTCCCTTGACTGCCCACATTACAGCTTCTTCAATCTTGGTGATAGCCAAGCTGTATTCACGACTTTTGCCAATAGTATTGACGTAATCAATGAAAAGCCGACCTTGATCTTTGATGCTTTTCATATGAAATTTTTCTTCATCGCTCAAAGTGCGGTACTCGTGGCGAACTACATTATTGCTAATACGCTCGTCTGAAGCACTGTCGATAATTTTGTTGAAGTCTGTCGGTTCATTCATCATTTCAACTCTCCATAGCTTTCTTTACAAGGGCAGAGAAATCAGGCGGTTCGAAGTCAGCCAGATTTCCGGTGCGGTTTCTAGCCAACACGTCAAACGTTCCGTTACATTGAAACGCTAGTTGCTCACCAACGTTTGGCACTTGTGCTTTCGCGATGCGCAAAATGCAATCGTACAAATGTGGTATGTCTGTGGGCAATTGTTTGCCGGGATAATACGGTCTTCGTAGTCCTTGTGGTGATACCTCCTCTTTAGCGATCAGGTACATATGTTTTTGCGGCATAAAATACAGTCGCTTCATGTATGGCATAACATACTCTGCCATGATGCCGTACTGCTGAAGCCCATGACTTGACTTTTTCTTTGCCATGTCTAGAGCGATATCGCACATTTGGCTTGAACTATCGATAGCAAGAGTATCGAAATTCTTCGCTTCGTTCGAATGTTCAAACCATTTCATGAACTCGTCAATTTTGTCAGTCGTAGGTGCTAACCATGTTGGCACATTCGAACCGCGCATCGATAACAAGCCCGGCTCTGTGGCTAGCAGCACTGGCCTAGGCGCTGTATTTACCAGAGGTGTATTGTGAGTGACAGTGAAGTCTCCCAATAAGAATAACTTATTGTGACCTTCTAACTCAAAACCAAAATACTCGCCAAAACCAGCATATTGCACTTTAATTCCTGTGTTAAGCACATCTTTTTTTTGCTTTCTAGGGGTAGCTTGTTTTCGTTTAAGTAGCGTTGGAACCATATCGGTATGACCAGAGATAGAAACCCTATAATAAATACCTTCGGTTCCGTTTTGACTTTTATTAATAGTTTGAACTTTGTAAGCTGCTAGCCCTAGCGATCTTGCAAGATAACAAATGTCATCAGCCAATACTGGAAATTTAGACGTTATGCTATAACCATTATTTGCCAAATGACCATCACTGTCTATAAGACCGGCTAACACTTGAAGTCTTATTTCTCGTGAATTTGTTTTATAAGCAAATGGGATATGTTTGTTATTGAACAAATTTTGATTTTTGAATGTTTGCCGTAAAACGTTCTGCAAACCTCTACTTTCGTTCGTGAGCCTATACCTAGGGCATTTTTTAGCTTTTTGATAGCGATGAACTCTCAATCCATATAAATTAGCCGCGTAATCTAAAAATTCTACAATTTCAGGGTCTACAGTATGGAAAGCAAGTTCGTCGCTAGAGCCGTCTCCCAACCACAAGCCAAGCAAATAAGGATGAATGCTTACTTCTTTAGTTGGAAAGTTCACCCCAACTCTCCACCCCTTAGCATGATGCTTAAAGTCGTTAGATTGAGCAAAATACTGGTCTATTGTTATGTTAGCAATGTAATTTCTATTGCTAACATTTAGAGACAATATGTGTGACCTGTTTACCCTATATGTGTCACCTTTTGTTGGTATCACATCAAACATATCTTCAAAGCCATGAGCCAACCCTGTTACTCTACGCGGCAAGCTATCTGGACCCATAAGCAAATCGTTAACGCGGATCGCTTCAACTAATTTGACGGTTCCGTCAAACATCAACACGGGAGTGCCCGGAGCTAAACATTTTCCACTACCCGGTGGACCAAATACAACACACTTGATGCCGAACCGCTGAGCAAACTCTTTAGCTGGCTTTAAATCGTTCTGGTTCATTCTTTACCAACCTTGCCGAACCGATCATCTTTCAACTTGTTCATCCAGTCATCGCTACAAAGATCGTATACGCGATAGTACATGGAAGCGAGTTTATTAGCGCGCTCTTGCCAAAGATCAGCCAATTCGCTCAATTCTCTAGCCTTAGCTTTTTGATAGCTAGTCTTGTCAATGAGATCATCAGCAAGTGCGTCATCACCTTTCAACCTAGCTTTCAATCCGAGAACGCTGAGCCTGTTTACCTCACGATAAATATCCGATGATTGCTCGCGAAGCTCAAAACTTTTGATGCGAGACAAAAGGCTTTCATCTTTAATGTCGCCAAGAGCAACATCATCGTCAACGCTGAGAATTTCGCTTTCAATCTTCTTCATCTTTTAGCAACCTCAATGCTTGAGTGAATGTATCGACACGCTCAATTTCCGGTAGGTGAATGAAAACGTTTTCGTAATCGCCTACGACAATGATACGCTTATCGATAGCGATAGCGTAACCAAGTTCAACAAAGCGTCCGCCACCTTTGAACATAGTTCCTTTTTGATTGGTAAAGAGAATGAGCACATCGGCGCGCTCAACGTCGATTAAATCCATCGCTGCGGCTTCAGCTTGAGACATGTCTTCCTCATCACCATCGACCCAACGCGAAGTCGGTTCGTGACCAGCATTGCGCAAGCGATCATGATAGTGACGCATAGAAGTCATTAGCGAATACATTGCAGAAAGATAGACTTTCACTGTTCAATCACCTTTCCAAATCTCAACGCACATGATTATGGTAAAACAGATAATCATTACGATCAACGCAAAGTATCCACCTGTCATTTCTTCACTTTCGGCTCGCGAATTTCAAGAGTTGGTGCAGCTTCGGTAATCGTCATGAACTCGTTGACAACTTCAAGCATTTGCTTTGCTTCTTGGCTACCGTCCTGCGCTTCTTCCTGAAGCTTGCGATATTCGCTCAAGAGGAAGTTAGGTGTCCAACTAACAAGGCGTTCGGCAATGAACTTGCCTTGATTGCCGATCTTCTCGATCTTCTCAAGACCTTCCCAAACTTTGTCATTGTTACTATCAAGCTTATAATTGTACTTGATACCAATTTTAGCTTGATAACCGTTACCAAGCTCAACAGTGTTCATACCTTCCTTTGGCTTTTCAACCAAAAGTTTTGCACACACCTTACGGTATTCCATTTCAAGAGACTTGAAATGGTCAAGCTTTTCTTTAGTACGCTGATGAAGCATCAGCATTCCGTCTTTATTAAACACCAACCCTTCGCAATTAAGAGTGTCATAAAGCTCTGGTGTCATCCAGTCGGGCAATGATGGTTGCTGAGCAACATTCCAAGAGTTATTCATCAAACCGTCCTCCCTGTTGCGACTTCCTTAAGCACATTCGGCTCTGATGCATGAACAGTTGGCCAACCTTGCATGGCAAGTTCGTTCAACATTTCGCGGCTTGGTGTCACTGTCGGCTTTGGCTTATACATATCGACAACAGTATTATTAATCTGTTCTTCAATATTTTCAGCCGCTTCATGGTCCGGCTCTTTAGCGCCTTCAGCAAGCGCATTAAAGCGACCAGCACGATCAAAAAGCACCGCACATTTGATATCGATCAGATCAAGAAATGCATCATCCTCACTGGACCAATTGGAGGCATGAAGAAGCTGCGCGAATGCTCCGATATAGGCTCGGCGCATTTCAGTGCGGACATGGCGGTAAAATTCGGCGTCTTCTTTATCGAGCGCGTTTAGCGTCTCGCGGATATCAGGCATAAGACTTCCTTTCATTTGTCTTCGATTTAACCGTCGCAGGTACGCAAAACCATATCCCTGCGACGGTCTGGACGCTAATTCGTGTCATTTCGTCTGTCAACTGGTAATTTTCAGGCATGGCACGGAAATTGACGATTTTTCACAAAACAGGTTGCTTTTTCTGAGCGAGGCTGGATTATGGCAAAACTTATCTGCCCACAGTGAGCCTGCCATGACCGCGCGCAAGAACCTGACTTTGTTCAATGACGATGCTGAGTTGATCGATAAGCTTAAGGAGCTTTTTGAGAAAAACACCAAGTTCAAGATAACTGACGTACAGGTTGTTCGAAAAGCATTGCGCGAGTTGGCTGCTCGTGAGTTGGTAGACTAACCATGACAGTCAAGAACGCTTATTCTATTCCTGCGGAATTGCGGGATTTGAAACAATGGCTTCTATGGAAGTACGAGACGACTGATAACGGAAAGCCGACGAAAATTCCGTATCAACCGAATGGGAGGAAAGCGAGTGTCACAGATGCTAACGATTGGTGTTCATTTGATGAAGCATTTAATGCTACTGGTTTTGGAGGTTATGACGGTATTGGTTTTGTTCTCACTCGTGAAGATCCTTATGTTTTCATCGATCTTGACGACACCAACGGCAACAGCGAAGACCTTGCAAGACAGATCAAGCTCCATGAGCAATTGGATAGCTATTCAGAAATAAGTCCTTCTGGTAAAGGGCTTCATATTATTGTTAAGGGGAAGATACCTAACGGTCGTCGTCGCTCGCATATCGAATTGTATCCGCACGAACGATACATGACGATGACTGGTAATGTATACAGCAACAAACCTATCGCTGAGCGCCAAGACATGCTCGATGTACTCTATAAACAAATGAGTGCATCGCCGTCGATTACGCTACATGCAGGTAATGAGCCGCAGCGTGAGGATGACAATGCAATCATTTCACATGCGACTGGTGCAAGCAATGGACAGAAATTTGCGGACCTTTATATGGGAGCGTGGGAAGGCTCTTATCAGTCTCAATCTGAAGCAGACTTCGCGCTGATCGATATCATCGCATTCTATACGCAGAACAGAGAACAGATTGTTCGCATATTTCGCGCTAGTGCTCTTGGTCAACGCGATAAAGCAAAGCGCGCTGACTATGTTAATGCGATGGTCAATCGATCATTCGACAAGATGTTGCCAAAGATTGATACTGAAGGTTTCAAAATAGCACTTGACGAAAAGATTGCTATCGAGCAAAGTGCTATCGCTCAACGTGCGTCTGAGCCGATTACAGCCGGTTCGGTTAATGGTAAACCATCGCCCTTTGACGGCGAGACTGTTGGTTCAAGTCCAACACCGGCTGCCAATGGTGGCGTAGCTCAATCGGTAGAGCCGGCTGCTCATAACAGTCACGGTACAGGTTCAAGTCCTGTCGCCACCACCATCACCGCGCCTCCGGGGTTGCTAGGCGAGATAGCACATTTCGTCTACAACGCTGCTCCTCGCCCTGTCCCTGAGATTGCAATAGCTGCTGCTATCGGTCTGATGGCTGGTATTTGCGGCCGTGCTTACAACGTCTCTGGCACTGGTCTTAATCAATACATTCTGATGATTGCCAATACCGGAGCCGGTAAGGAAGGCATGTCATCAGGTATTGATAAGCTGGTAGCAGCTATCCAAACATCAGTGCCAGTAGCGCCTGAATTTATTGGTCCAAGTCGCATTGCGTCTGGTCAAGCTCTTTACAAATATCTCGCAACAAAGTCACAATGCTTTGTGTCTATTGTCGGTGAGTTTGGCAAGCGGCTTGAAGTCATGAGCCATCAAAATTCAAATTCGGCGGAAAAGAACCTGCTGATTGAATTGCTCGATCTTTATAGCAAGTCTGGCCATGGTCAAGTTTCGCGGCCATCGATCTTCGCTGATACTGATAAGAATACACAAGCTATCAAATCACCAGCGTTGACCATTCTCGGTGAGAGTACACCAGAAACGTTCTACGGTGTCATCAGCGAGGAGCTAATCAGCGACGGCTTACTCCCTCGCTTTCTGTTGATCGAATACACAGGTCAGCGCCCGCCGCTCAATGACAACCCGCAACATATTCCACCATTCTTCTTGGTTGATAAACTCGCTGAATTGATGGCTCAGTGCAAGACAATCATGCACAATAACAATGTTGCCACTGTCGGCATGACTGATGAAGCAAATAGAATGCTGCGAGACTTTGATAAATTCGCAGATAACAAGATCAACACCACAAGTCGCGACACTATTCGTCAGCTTTGGAACCGTGCCCACATTAAGCTGCTGAAGCTTTCGGCTCTTGTGGCAATCGGTGTCAATTATGTTAACCCCATCATTGAAGCTGAGCATGTATTGTGGGCAAAAGAGATTGTCGAAAGCGATATCAAAAAGCTCGCTCAGAAGTTCGAAGCTGGAGAAGTTGGTAAGTCGTCGAATGAAACTAAGCAAGCTAACGAGATAAAGCGGATGATTTCATTCTATCTGAATGAAGGTTGGGAAGTTGTCAAAAAATATTCGCCAGACCAACGATTACATTCGTCTACCTACATACCTTATTCCTATCTTAATAGGAGATTGGCTAATCTTGTAGCTTTCAAGACCGATAAGCTCGGTGCAACGAATGCAATCAAGAGAACTATTCAATTGTTGATTGACAGCGGTGTCATCGGTGAGGTTAGTCGTAAAGAAATGATCGATAAGTTCGGTACTACTCAGAAGTGCTATATCGTATTGGATATGCGCTTGCTCGAAGTATGAGGTTTATAGCGTTTGCAGTAGAACTTGTGATGTTGTCGGTAGCTTGCGTTGTGTTTTGCATACAGCTTATCATAGCGGCCTCGTCAAATTGGTAGTGTTTGCGTATGGTTTATCGTACCAGCGTTGCAAAACTTGTATCGTTTGCGTATAGGGTTGCGTAGAAGTTTGCTTGTAAATTCATAGCGTTTGTAGTAGAATTTGTAGCGTTTGTAGCGCCATTTCTTACATATCTTAGGGCCGTATAGACCGATTTCTTCAACGATTTCAAAGACTTAACCCCATTTCTGAGGGTTCTTATTCTTAGAGGGGTCTCTATCACACAAAAAGACCCTCTATATACATAAATATATATATATATAATAAATATAAGAAAATAAGAAAGAAAGAAAGATCAAGGGGTTAGCTGGCTTTTGGCCCTACTAAGTTCTAAGAAGCGTCGGCAAACTTCTGCTAATTTCTACGAAGATTGCTATTGACAAGCTACTTGAAAGGCACTAAATTTGGTATGTGTTGTAATTCTGCAACTATGGAGAACTATCAGATGAGTTACCAAATTCTGCCAAGCTCGCCTGAAGCGGCTATTGAGAAGACTAAGAAGACTACTCATAAGTACCCTTGGAAACTACTAAATGTAGGTGAGAGCTTCCTAGTGCCTCCTACAGAGGTTACTAAGTTTTCCACGCTCTACAATAGCGCCTCCAAAATGGGAAAAAAGCTTGGAAAGCGGTTTCGCGTGATCCAGCACGATATTGGAATTGAAGTTGCTCGATTGCCAGATGTTGTTGAACAGCCAAAAGACGAATTGACAAAGCCGGATGAAGTGGTTAGTGTTGATGCTGATACTTCAAAGAAGTTCTGGTAATTGTGGGCAACAGGAGGTATAAATGAGCAGGCGTGACAGCTTAATTGCTAAAGTTCGAGCTATCATGGCTAAGACCATCGAAAATGGTTGTAGCGAAGCTGAATCCATTGCAGCAATGCAAATGGCTGAAGATATGATGAATAAATATGAAATTACTGAAGATGATTTGAAGCTTGAAGGTGAGACTGCCATCATTGATATTTTGCATGTCGTACGCGATCCTCATAAAATTGCTTGGAAGCTCTGTTATTGTGTCGGTTTATTTACGGAAACTAAAAGCTATGGGCGTCATTCGCGTATCAAATACGCCGGATTGAAAACCGATACTGATTTTGCTATATGGCTGACAGAAACCCTCACACGGTTTGTTCAAGCTGAATTGAAGACTTATATGTGGGCAAACAGCTATCAAAAGCTTGATCCTACCCGCAAACGCATTGTCATTAATGGTTTTGTTTCAGGCTGTTGTGGCCGCATTAACACTCGCATTATGGAAATGATGAATAGCCGTCAAACTGTCACTAATTCTAATGCTTTAGTGCTTGCTAAGAATGCTCTTATCAATGACGCCATTAAAGATGAAAATATTAAGACTGCTTACAATCGTGGTAGAACTATGAAGATGTTTGCTGGTTCTTATCGCTCAGGGTTTGAGAGTGGAGATAAAGCTAGCTTTGGTCGTCCTGTTGAAACTGGTGGAATGTTGAGGTTGAAATGAGCGAAGAAGTTGACGTTGCAGCTATTGAGAAAGTTAAGCATGATGTGCTTGATTTTCTCGAATTACTTGCTGTGCTCGATCATGGTGATACAGTAGATATCTATATTGAAAAGAGTGATATTGCTGGTTGGATTACGAAGTTTGATGCGACAGTTGGCGTGTTAGGAAAGCAATAAAATGAATGGACGGCAACTTGCAGAACTTATCTGTGCTGAGCATGGAATTGTGCTAAAGCAAATTCAAAAGTCAAATACTTATCGCGGCGTTAGAGCGCAGATAGTGTATGAGCTACGTTGGCTTGGCTTAAGTTTAGGTGAGATTGCTCGCATTCTTAGAAAAGACAGGCAAGCTATTCGGTATTGGTTTGATGATGAACGACGCGAGCGGAATAAAGTCGTTAATATTGAGCGTCATCGAAAGAACGTGCTTGCTAAAGCACCAGAGTTAGCTAAGATTGAAAAGTTGCTATCGATGGAGTTTACATGAAGCGTTGGTACGCTCATAATCTGTTTGAAAAACAAGCTAGAAATATACATCTTGACACCATGCAGTGGCACGTTAAGATATTTTCATAGATGCGAACAACAGGAGAATAAGATGGCTAAGTCGTTGCGTAAGACACAGAAGAAGTTGAATGCTCGCCGTAATGCACATGCGGCAACGTTGAAGTTATTGCCGTCTGGAACAAATCCCGCTGCTTACAAGCAACCGGGTTCGATGAAAAGGGCAAGCTGATGACACGTAAATATTGGTCAGAACAATACGCTTGTCATGTTTGTGGTATCGTGACCAAAGAATAAAAAGTATGTTGACAACCCTAGTCGAATAGATTAGGGTTGTTTTGTTAACACTTTTGGAGAAAGCAAAATGAACGGCGGATTTGTCACCATACATTATACCGAAGCTGTCAAAGCTTTCTTTGGTCCTTACCAACAGAACGATCATGTGAAGCTATGTCACACTCATTTGCGAGTGCTTGATATGGAGCGCGTAGATTGCGAAATGCGCGAAGTGCTTAAGAGCGGCAAGCTGTTTCCTGTGGTGTTTTAGTGAGGAACTAGAAAATGAGTAGGTATTTATACAAAACACTTGCTGAGTTCGATCAAGCTTATAGATGGATGAGCGGTGATTTTACAGAAACCAGATCAATATGCGATAGACAATCTGAAATAATTGATGATCTTAATAAACAGTTAGCTTGGCACAGAGCCATGCATGAAAAGCTTATTGATACTATGAACGCTGGTGCTCGTGAGAGCAAGTTTCCGAGAGGATGAACATATGAAGTTAGCTAGCATTGTGCAGACAGATACTGTAGCACGGTTTAACGATAAGAGTACACACACAGAAGTGTTAGCTTTATTTGATAAAGCTATCGAAATGGAGAAAGCGAAATGAACGACTTTGATGAAAAAGAGCTTGTGATGATTGAAATGTCTGCTATTGCTCTTGGGGCAAAACAAAACAACGACGGTTCATTGACAATGACTGTTGAACAGCTTATGCTACTGTGCGTTATTGCTGTGCAAGCATCGATTGAGCAGGAGACGAATGACTCTATTTCCACTTGCTTAATCGATACTCATACGATATCGATGCTGATGGATTGCGGATAGTAACCAATGCCAGACCACAAAGTCATTCATCGTACCAATCGAACGTTTAAAGATCGTTCTGGTAAGTTTCGATCCAGCCATGTGCGAATTGATTGTATTCATGCTGATATGTGGGCAGTTAAAGTTAGCAATGGTGAAGTGAATGGTAAGAAACTTTATGGACGAGTGGTGTTGACAAGGCAAGAATTGATTGATATGGTTGAGAACATTCAAAAAGCTTTGGAGGAAGACCGATGACAAACGCATCATCAACGGATGCGACGCCGAGGCCGTGGCGCTATGAAATCCAGTACGGGCCTAACGGAGAAGAAATTTACGCTTGGGTGTACTACCTCAATTTTATGGTCTGCACGGTGAAGGTGCATCATGCGAAGATGATCGTTGAAGCCGTCAACAACCACGAAGCCCTCAAGGCCCGCTTGGCAGAGGTCGAGAAAGATCGGGACAGGGCAAGGGACTGCCACGAAGAAACGGCGCAGAAGCTCCATTCGTACATCCACCTGTGTGCTGCCGCCTCTCGCCCCGCGACGCAGCAAACAACAAGCAAGCTTGGTGCATGGTTAGCGGCTGCGCTTGATGATCCGAATGTCTGTGCTGAGATGAAAGCAGACATTGAAACATGGATGAATGCCGGTGAACCGGCTTATGGCCATGCGACGCAGGTGGTCGATAGGGAGGCGGTGGCGCTATCCGAATTGGTATTCAAGGCGATCAAGTTCGTCGATGCCGCTGCCGGCGAGGGCATCGTATTTGACGACTTGGACCCAGCACTGATCTTGTTGGATTACGTCAATGCGATCGACACCGACTGCTGGGAAGGAATTGCAGAAGCAGTCTGCGACCAGATTATCTCCCTTCTCCGCCCAGCCGAGCCTGCCGAAGCTGAAGGGGTTGGCGAGCCGGTGGCGTGGCGAGTGCTGATCACCAAGAACGCCAAGACCTATAACGAATACACTGAGCGACTACCGTTTGAGCCGTTGGAAGGTAGCGGTGTTGTCGTTCGGCGCGAGCCGGAACCTCTCTACACCCACCCTCCGAAGTCGCCCGACACAAGCGCGGCTGTCCTACAAAGTCATGCTCTAAAGCAGGCACTGGACTGTCTATCCGAGATTGCAGCCGCCCACATTCCTGATTGTCCTGCACACTATGCAGGCGATGAACTTTCTTGGGTGCAACGCCATGTCGGGAGTTTGCGTCTTAAGGCTGAGATAGCAAGAGACGGTATCGCCGCCGCCATCCGCCAGCTTTCAACGTCCAAACTTGTTAATCCTGAGAAAATGTATTCATATAATTCAGAAGCAAAAGTAGAGTTTGAGAAGTGACAATGCTTGAGCTTCGTCAACAATACTGGTTCAGTACACCATATGGCGAAGCTAGAGCTTTGATATTGATCGATTATGGGCAAGAGGAAGACTTATGTTGGCTCTGCGTTCAACAGGATGGCGAACATAAGGGTGAATTGTGGGTATGGCATAACTCTGAAGTTAAGATGCTCCCAAATAGAACGATGTTGAGGAATTGAAATGACACATGAAGATATGATCGATATGGTTATTGCGGCGCAATATCAAGCTAATCTGATACTGGACCGACTTATTCAGTTGAGAGACGATCCTCACAACGCTAGCAAGCGTAATCTGTATCGTCAGTGTTCTAGGCGTGCTTATCAATCTGCTGGGTATTTGAGAGAGATTGAAGATATTTTGAATGAGGTCTGAAATGTCTGAGCGTTTTATAGAAATCGTTAAAAAGTGTAATACTGCGCGGCGCAACATGGAAGTCAAAAACTTGAGGCAAGCCAAGGCCAAGTGTCCTTATTGTGATGGCCATTGGTTTATGATCCTAGCTGGTCCTAAAAAGCATATGCACATGAAATGTGATGGCAATTGCGGCTCAATGTTGATGACATAAAATAATTTGAAAAATGCTTTTAGGCAGTTGACAGTTTAATTGCTAAAGAGTAGAGTGCTTTTATTGAAACGCTTTTGGAGAAAAGCAAATGGCTAAAGCTACTGGAATTGCTCAGTTTTCGAAGGGACGTTCGGACGTTCATAAGGTTGACCCGCGTATGCTCGTAATTGAGCCGGGTTGGAATACGCGCGATGAAAGCCCTGAGCTTGATGCTCACATTGACCAGCTTGCGCAGTCGATTGCAAATAATGGCTTCAATCAAACCAAGCCAATTAGCGTCAAGATGGTTGATGGCAAGCTTTTGGTTCGTGACGGCCATTGCCGCACTCGTGCGTGCATTCGCGCTATCGAGCATTATGGCGCTGATCTTGTAGCGGTTCCGGTCATTCCGTTTGACCGCTACGCCAACGATGCTGATATGATCGTGGATCAGGTCATCAGCAATAGCGGAAAGCCGTTGACGCCGTTGGAGGAGGCACGGGTTTACAAGAAGTTGCTCCTTCTCGGTTGGCAACAGAGCGTGATCGCTCAGAAAGTCGGCAAGTCGAGCGGCCGCATCAGCCAGATTTTGGACCTTTTGACCATGCCTGCCTCTGTTCAATCGGCCGTGGCCGCTGGTGAGATTTCCGCCACGCTGGCTAACAAGGTCGTCAAGTCTTCGGAAAACGCACAGGCGGCGACCGCTGCGGTTTCT